GCCGATGGCGAGGCTGGCGAGGCTGGCGAGGCTGGCGAGGCTGGCGAGGCTGGCGAGGCTCAGGACGCCCCTGGCGCCGGTCACGGCGATGGTTCGGAGACTTACAGCCTGGACGATGCGCCCGAAGCGAGCGAAACCCTGGCGGAAGTCACGGAAGCCATCACCGAGCGCCAGGCGCCCGATGCGCCGAAGCCCATGGCAGGCGGCTTGCACGGGTATCGCAATGTCACGGCGGCATTGCCGTCCCATGTGTCGCGCGCCGATCCGATGCCGCATGTCGCGGCTTACAACGCGGCATTGCCTGGACGCGCCGTGCTGCACGGCCAGATATCGCGGTTGCTTGTGTCACCGGAGCGCGTGTCCGTGACACACCGCGAAACGTCGGGGCGACTGGACCGCCGCGCGCTCGCGCGCATCGGCACGGGCGCCCTGGACGTGTTTTCACGCAAGCAGGAAACGCCCGGGATGGACACCGCGCTGCTTGTGCTTATCGACCTGTCCAGTTCCATGCGCGGTCCCGCCCACGCGATGGCTTGCGTGACGGCGTTCCACCTTGCCGCCGCTGCCGAAGATGCTGGCGCCAGGGTCGCCGTGTATGGCTTCCAGGACAATGATATCGTTGACGTGGCGAGCGCGCGGCTTATCCCGCTCTTGCCGTTCGGCATGGCCGTGCGCGCCAATGCACACAGGATCATGGCCGCGCAACCGCATGTCACGACGCCGCTGAGCCCCGCCATTCTGGGATGCGCGGAAGTCCTGCGGACTATCGACGCCACGCGCCACGTCATGATGGTCCTCACCGATGGTGACTGCGACTACGGCAATGGTTGCGTGACCGATGCTTGCCTCGTGGCGCGGTCATGGGGCGTTGAGGTTGTCGGTTTGGGCATGGCCGCGCCACAGGTCGCGGCGGCTTTCCCAGACGGTCACAGCGTCAACGTGCCGACCCTGGCCGCGCTTGGTCAAACCGGTTTGGGCGTGCTGGCGCGGATGCTGGAGGAAGCCGCGCCGGATCTTGGCTAGCCTGCCGCCCACCAATCGCCGCGCGGCATGTCACCGCGCGGCTTTCGCTTTTCCGCTTCAACGACCGGAGAGATTTCCATGAACGATGATGACCTCGCCGCGTGGCACGCTGAACAAGCACGGCAAGCCCGCCCCGCCGGCTACGGCGACGTATGGTGCGCGGCGTGGGCGATGCTGCCCATCGCCATCCTGTGGCGTTCCCCGTGGCCTTTCGCCGGCGTGCTGGTCTATTGGCTGGTGGTGCGGCCCATCGCGCGCCGGATCGGCCTATGACCCGCCGTGCCCCGCCTGAGAGGCTGATAACCCGGGACCCTGGACCGCGCGCGGCCAGGGTGGCGCGCCGTGCCATGCGCCGCGCGGCCATGGCGGAACGGGTGGCCAGGGATGGCAAGCCGCCGGCGCTGGCGCCACCACCGAAGCCCTGAGCCTCAACGCCGTGCCTGTTGAAGCCGCCAGCCTGTCTCAGGCTGGCGGCTTTCCCGTGCCATCTTCCAGCCGTCGCACCCGCTCTTCCAGGCTGCGCTCCGTCTGGTCCAACCGCGCATACAGCGTGTCGAACGCCCGGAGGATCATGGTCTCGGTCTCGCCGGCCCGCGCCGCGATGAACGCCCGTAGCGCGGCATGATCCGCCTTGACATGGCGCGTGTCGGCCTCAACCACGGCGAGGCTGGACCGCATGGCCCGGAGTTCCAGCAAGACCGCTTCGTGGTTGTCGTTGATCCGCCGCATCATCGCGTCCAGTCGGCGTCCCATCTCATCGTCCATGCCCGCGAACCCCCGTTCCGTGCCTGTCGCCGGGCGCCACCACGGCAAAGCGACAATGCGAAATCACCACACAACGCCCGCGTTATTAAAGCGACAATGCGAAAACCACAACGTCCAGGTGGTGCGTTTATCTTAAGGCAAAACGACGCCTTGCACGGCTTATTCCATATACCTTTATATATATATATATTACTTATCTTTAGTCGCTCTATACATAAGGGCAAAATAAGCCGTGCCGTGCGTGTCAACACACAGGTTGTGTTCGTGGGCATGGTTTCATGGCGAAAACGCGTCAGATGCACGGCGATTTGCCCAGTTATCAACGACTTGCGCCAGATCAGCACCCGACATGGTTTCATACGTTGGGTCTGCCCACGGCCTGACCCACAGGCGACGGCGTCCGTATCGTGTTGATACTGGGTTGCCCTTGTTGATGACCCGGCAGCGCAGCCGGATCAGGATATGGGACATGCCATCGACATGGGGGACAGCCGTGCGCGGCGGTAAGCCCTCTGTCCCGGACCTGACAGCGGCGCTCGCGGCGTTGACGATGTCCTGGGACGTGAACAAATCGGGCAGGGTCAGCGGGCTGGGCAGCACCTGGGACAGCCTGTCCTCCAGCCACGCCTGTATGGGATCGGCGCTGTGTTTCACCAACATGCTCTTGTCCTGTGTCATGGGCGCCGGCCCCTGGACCTCATCCAGCATGATGCTTTCGTCCCAGAACCGGATCAGCCACTCCACGACGGCGTGCGCGTTGGTCTGGCCCCATGGCGAGGGCGCGTTCAACCACGCGGCCAGCGCCTGATGGCGTGTCACGGGCCAGCCCGGGTCCTTGACGTTAATAACCCAGATCCGCCGGTCGTCCTCGGGCAAGGTCATGGGCTTGTCCTCGTTGGTGGTCATCACCAGCACGAACGCGTTGACCACGTTGACCGCCCGCATGTTCTTTTCGTTCATGCTGTCGAACTCGCGCCCCGGATCGCACATCCGCTTGATGGTCTCGTATTGATCGTGCGCGGTGGCGGTGAGCCGCGTGGTCATGCGCAGTTCGGGCATCATCACGAGGCGGTTCATCATCCAGGGGTTGAACTGACTGTTCCACATGTGGTGTGACACGGTAATGGATCGTTCCGGTCCCAGGACCTTCATCAGCGGCGACCATATCTGGTCCTTGCCCACGCCCTGCTTGCCGATCAGCAAGGGATTGTTGCCCGGTTTGACGTGCGGCGCGCCGACGATCATCGCCATGTAGAACAGCAATCTTCGGGCGTTCTCGCGTTCCTCGTGGGTGGCGTCGCCGCACAGTTCATGGATCAGCTTCCACCAGTCGCTGTTCCGCGCGTGGGTATCCAGGTCCGGGGCCGGGACCGTGGCCATGGCGCGAGGCAGTTCGCGCCAGATGTTGAGGTAGTCCCGGCGTGAACCGTCCTCCATGATCTGGCTGAACACCCTCGGGCGTCCCGGCGCCCATGTCCTCGCGTGAACCAGCCGCCGCCGGTCATCGCTCAGGTACCATTGCGAGGGCGTCAGGCGCTTGTCGCCTTTGGCGGTCGGCGGAAGCTGTCCGCCCAGCCGGTTCGTCCACACGCTGTTCAGGCCGCGCTCGGTCAGCGCCTCGTCGGTCACGAGGTTGATGAACTTTTCCTCGGACGCGAGATAGATGATCCGGTCCCAGAACTCAGCGGCGTGCGGGTCTGGGGGTAAAGGGCTTTGGGGCACGGTCTCCGGGTCCACCGCGTCCAGCTTGTTCGGGTCGAAGTCGTCGATGGTGAATAAACCCCCGGTCTCGTCGCTGAGCATCTGGTTCACCCGGGCGCGCACGTCCTCGGGCTTGCGGTCCTGGCAATGGCCGTGCCAGCACTTGAAGCCGCCGCCCCGGAAATACATCGTGCCCGTATCCGCCACCGTCGAGGCCGTGTGTTCATGCACCCACGGGCAGCGCACGTCCCAGCCGGTGCCCTGGGATGCTTTGCGCTCGTTGCCCAGGACCAACCCAAGCTTGCGCATCGCCCGCAGGGTGGGATCCACGGGACGGCGGCTCGGTCCTGGCGCTGGTCCCGGGGGCGAGGTCGAGGTCGCTTTGTCGAACGGATCGAAGGGTTCTGGCTCGGTGTGCTGCACCACGGCTTTGACCCTGATGGGTAAACGCCGTTCAAGTTCCGCCGGGTCGTGCCTGGGTCCCGTCGCGTGGGTGAGCCGCGCTTTGTGCGCCGGCTCGTATTTGGTGTTGCTCCCAAAGGGCAGGCGCATGATCCGCGCCACGCCGTCCATGCCGGGGTCCTTGCCGCCGAACAGGACATCTATGACGGCGTCGATCAGCGCGTCACCCCGCGTCCTGTCGGTCACGGGCGGGTCCAGGACATACCCCCAGTGTTCGTTACCGGGCGAGGTCTCGACCTTGTAAGTGGGCTCGCCCAGCAGGCCCTGGACTTCACCGGGGGCGACCTTGGGGCCGACATCGTCCACCACCAGGGCACGCAGCGCCTCGAAGTTCTCGATCCGCCGCAGGCCGGGCGTGTTCACGAGCCCGACGCAGAAGTAATTATTCCAGTCCGGGCTGAACCGGGACAGCACGCCCTTGGCGGGCTGCGTGGCCCAGTAGGGGCGGTATTTGTCGTCCTGTCCCAGGACCGGGACCGAACAGACTTCCACCCGGGGCCAGTCGGCCCCGAAGATCAGTTCCAGAAACTCCTGGTTGTTCGTGATGGGTTGGGTTTTGGGCATGGGGGATCGCGCGCCGCGTGGCGCTCCTTTCCGTGCGAGGTTGCTGGGTCCGTATGTGTCTCGCGCGTGTTGTTCGCGCGGGGCGGCGACCCTGTGCCCGCGACCGACACGGGTCAAGCCGCCGAAAGCGACAATGCGAAAATAAGATGAGCCTTGCGGCGCGGCGCGCGGCGAACTAAATGTGCGTGGCTTTCCACTCGCGCGGGTTCTGTCCGCGTGGGCGGGGTTGCAGGACCGTATTCCGTCGCGCAGGGGTGTGCGACGGAACTCAAACGCCCGGCGCCAGTCACACCGCCGGGCGTTTCTGCGTTAGCCCCTCCTGAGTGCGTCCACGATGGCGTCCTCGGTCTCCCCCGCCGTGATGACGATGTCACGCGACAGGCCAAGGCTCGCGCCCTCGATCCTGATATGAACGTCCAGCGGCTTCGCGCGCAGCCATCTCAGGTTCTCGAAACTCAGGCCGATCGCAATGAACGTCTTGCCGTTCGGGTCGGTCAACAGGGCTGTAATCATGGGGTTGGGTTACTCCAGGGGGGTGAGCGCCAGGATGCCGTTTGGGGTAATCTCCAGCCAGCCGCTCGTGGGTCCTTCCGGGATCTCCCGCAGGTAGCCCAGCCCGGTCAGGCGGCGTTCCCGGTTGCCCCCCGTGGCGGGAAGGCAACCGTGCCTGCGATACAACTCCAGGATCGCGCGCTCCCTCGGCGTCAGGGGCGTGGGACCCCAGGGCGGATCGTTCAGCGTGGGGGGCGGCTCAGTGGACATGCGTGAGCAACGCCGTGAGCGCCGCCCCCACCGCCGCGCCCGCGCCCAGCAGCACGCCCCCGGCGGTCAGCCCCTGGATCAGCAGCCGCCTTCCCTCGAACGTCTTGAGTTGGCGGACCTGTTCGGTGCGCGCCTCGATGTCGAGCAGTAACAGGTCCCATTTGGCGCGTTGGGTTTGCTCGGTCGTGGGCAGCGGAAGGCTCGCGCTCATGAGTTCGCTCCGGGCGGTGAAGGCGGACTGGCGTGGACGTGATAGAGAAACCGCTTCAGGTTTTCGCGGTGAGTATTTACGTGGACATGCGTGTATGTCTTTTGGAGCGTCGCCACGCTGTCCCCGGTCATGTCTGAAATTGTTTGGAGCGGCATCTGTGTGCCCATCGCCAGCGTGACCCAGGTGTGCCGGCAGGTATGCGGGGTGAACCACGCGGGCAGGCCCGCCGCGTCCCGGAACGCCACGAAGCCCTCCCACAGGCGATGCGTGGGGAACACAAGCCCGGTGGACTCGCCCGCCGGGTTCTTCCTGGCGGTGAGCGCCGCGCGGTTCAGCACGTTCATGAGGCGGGGCATGATCGGCATGGCGTCACAACGCCGCTTGTTTTTGGGTGCGTGCTTTGGGTCCGTGAAGTCGATCAGTTCGTTCTTCAGGTCGATCCGCTCCCAGGTGAGTTTAAGTATGGCCTCGCGGCGCTGCGCGGTGTCCAGCGCGATGCAGACAAACAAGCCGGTCCTGAGTTTTACCGGGTCCTGGCTGTCCTGGCCCCACGCGGCGGCGGCGGCGAACGTCATGGCGTCCTGTTCCTGGGTTAGCGCGTGCGGTTTTGAGTCGGGCACGGATGGCATCCTGTAGCGGGGCGTGGAGTTCTTCGGGACCATGTCGTTGCGCTCAGCGTAACGTAGCAAAGTCAGCGCCACGGACAGGAAGTTCCGCACCGTGCCCGGCGCGTAGCCTTCCGCCGTTAGGATGGCGTGTAGCTCGTCCAGGCGGCGTTCCTGAATGGCGTCCACCGGATCATCGCCCAGCCAGTCACAAAGCTGGCGCGCTTTCTGGTCGTTCGCGTCGGAGAACCGTTGCGTGCGTGTGGTCTTGTAGGCGCTGGCCACGTCACGGAACGTGTATCGCGTGATACCATTCTGTTTCAGGCTTAGCGCGTGGTCCCGCCAACGGGTGAAATAGTCTTCCGCCGCGATCTTGTCGGTGGCCCGGGTGGATTGTTCCGATGTCCGGTAGGTGGTTTTACCGTCCGGCGTGTCGGTGGCGATGGTGTATTTGATGACCCATTTGCCGGTCGCGTTGGGGGAAAGCCAGGCAGTGCGAACCGTCCACTCGATGGCGCTTTCGCCGGGGCGGCGACGGCTCCGGTCGGGTTTGGCGATACCGGTCCGCTTGCTGATTTGATGTTTTTTGAGAGCCACTTTTCAATATCCTGTTTGAGTATGAGAACCGGTCGTCCCGGCAAATAAGGCAGCTTGCCGTCGCGGCGCAGCGCCTGGATCTTGGAGAGCCCGCAGCGCAACAGCGCGGCGGCTTCCCGCTGCGTGAGCAGTTCGATCACGTGGGGGCTCAATCTTCCGGCGGTTTGCCGTCCGGGACCGGTCCCGGCCCCAGATCGTGGAACTCCGGGTCTATCGCGCGGATCGCGTCGAACAGCCGGATCGCCAGCCGCATGTCCACCAGTTTGTCATAGTGGAAATGCACGCGTCCCAGGGTTTGCACGTCGAACCTGAACGCGCTGGTTCCCGGGGTCCGAGACGGCGACGGGACCGGCGCGCCGGTCCCTTCGCTGGCGGGTTGTTGTCCCGATGCGGGGGACGGGCCGGCGTCGCCCCAGACGAAGGGCGGCGGGATCGCGGCTTTGCCGGGTTCGCGCTCCAGGTCCTTCGGGTCCAGGCCCAGAACCTCGGCCAGCTTCAACACGGTCTCGGGACGCGGGTAGCCGCGCCCGGCCAGATAGTGGGTCATGCGGTCGCGATTTCTCGCGACTTGTTTGCCCCGGGCGTCGGTTTTGACGCCCCAGACGGCACGGGCCACGTCCGAACCGGACATATGCCTGGCTGCCATGCCTTTGATCAGGTTGTCGCGGAACTTTTCAAGTTCTGGGTTGGCCGGCGCCAGCGCCGTGGCCATGGCGATGGAACGCTTCATGCGGTAGGGGATAGTAGTCATGGGGTGAGTTACTCGGTTAGCCGGGGAAGCGATTGAGTGGTGGTCAGGGTCGTTGAACATGGTGAGTTAAGCCCTTTTTGCCATTTGACAAGATAGTCAAGGAGCGCGTGGGGGGCACGTCGCGATGGTCAAGGAGAGCGCCCTAGGCAATCTCCTATCGGGACAAAACAACCCCCGTGTTGTTTTGTCAACCATTGTTGTGCCGTTTTCAACATTATCCCCGTTATTCCATGGCCGACTCGGTGGAACATAACCCCGGCGTTGTGTGTTTTTGGTATGGACGGGTTGTGACACCGTCCTTACAGTGTCCGGCCCACGCCCCCCTCACAACGTCGGGAGAACCAGGCGGTCATGCTCACGTTGGATGTCCCTTTTATATTCGATGCCGTGGGCGGTCCCATGGCGCTGTTGGATTTGTTGCAGCGCGGTGAGCCCGCGACACCCCTGAACTACGCCGCCGTGCAGATGTGGCGCCAACGAAGATCAATCCCGGCGGCGTGGATCGTGCCGCTGATCTATATGATGACCCAACGCGGCCACGCGCTCGGTGAACTTCTCGTGGACGAACAGGACCCTTTCGGCGTCGAAGGCGTGCCCGTCGCCGGGGGGCTGACCCATGCGGGTGATGGGGATTGATCCCGGGCTCACGGGTGCGTTCGCCATCATCGAGACGAGCCTGGACCTGTTGATGGTGTGGGACATGCCCACGGCGCTCTCGGGCACGGGCACGCGCAAGGAAGTGGTCCCGGTGTTCGTGGCGGACATCATACGGGACAACCACCCTGACGTGTGTTTCATTGAACGGGTGGGCGCGATGCCCAAGCAGGGTGTGTCCAGCGTCTTCTCGTTCGGACGTAGTTATGGCGTGGTGCTGGGCGCGCTGGGCGCCCTTCGCGTGCCGGTGCATCTCGTGTCACCCGGCGACTGGAAGCGCGCCATGAAACTGGGCCAGGACAAGAGCGCGGCCAGGGCCATGGCGGTGAGGCTGTTCCCCGACGCGGGACACTATTTTCAGCGGGTGCGGGACCATGATCGCGCCGAGGCCGCGCTGATCGCCTCCTGTGGTGTTAAATGGATGGGGGACAAAAAACAGGGTTGACTCGCCCAACAGTCTGTCTAGTGTCGGGAACCAGAACAAGACGCGCTCCCCCGGCTTCACCCTCCAGGATCGAGGTATCCCATGCGAAATCAGGGACTTGTCCCGTCGCCTCGACCCTACCAACTGGACGGCGTGAAGTTCGTGTTGGACGTTCTGTCCCCAAAACATACACACAACACACAGGTTAACGCACAGGTGGGACACCGCGCGGCGATGCTCGCGGATGACCCGGGCCTGGGTAAATCCCTCCAGGCCATCCTGATCGCGAAAGCTTTGTTCGCGTCGCGCGTCCTGACCATCGCGCCGGCCATAGGCCGCGTGTCCTGGCCTTTGGAGATACGCAGGTGGTGGCCCGAGATGGCGCACTACGCGCGCGTCCCGTCGCACAACGCGTTCCCGGACAGCCTGCTGGACGACCAGATTTTCCTGATCCTGAGTTATGATACGTTCAGCCACGGCGCCACCATGCGCCGCTGGGCCGGGCCGTTGCGCGAACGCGCCTGGGACCTGCTGATCCTGGATGAGGCCCACTACCTCAAGGAAGGCTCGTCCAACCGCACCCGGGCGATCTACGGGGACAGGTTCGGGCACCGGGGCATACAGTCCACGGCGAACAGGGTGTTGTTGCTCACGGGCTCGCCCACGCCCAACCACGCGGGCGAGTTGTTCCCGCATTACAGGACGTTCTGGCCCGACCTGCTGCTGACCCCCGATGGCAAGTCCCTGGGGCAGACCGACTTTGAGGAACGCTACACCAAATACACGGACGGCGCCTGGGGCCGAAGCATCCACGGGTCCCAGGGACAGGACGTTTTGCGTGAGGCGTTCGCGCCGGTCATTCTGCGGCGTCGGCGGCGTGATGTGTTGGGCGAACTTCCTCCGTTGCAGGTCGAAGACGTGCCCTTGCTGGTTCGTCATGGTCCCGGCTCCTTCGGAGAAGGCTTCGCCAGGACCGGCGCGCCATGATCGCGCCCGGCCTGTCCCAACGGGATATCACGGATCTGCTCATGGCCGTCCCGGTGGACGCGCTGCCCGAACTGTTACAGTCTGAAGAACTACATCTCGCGACCCTGCGCCGTATGCTGGGCGAGGCCAAGGCCGCGCCATCGGCGGAGTGGGCGCGGGAAAAGCTAAATACTGGCGTTGATAAAATCCTGCTGTTCGCGTGGCACGTGGAGGTCATCGCCACGCTGGGGAAACTATTATTGGACTTTAACCCTGTAACCATCACGGGCGCCACGGCGACCCGGGACAGGACTATCGCGGTCCGGCGGTTCCAGCACGATCCCGCGACCCGGGTCTTCATAGGACAGATCAAAGCGGCGGGCACGGCGATCACGCTCACCGCCGCCGCGCATATCGGCATTGTCGAACCCAGTTGGGTCCCCGGCGAAAATGAACAGGTCATCGCCAGAGCGTGGCGGATGGGGCAGGTCCGCCCGGTGCTGGCGAGTTTCCTGTATGTGCCTGGGTCTTTGGATCAGCGCATCATGCGTGCCTTTCGCCGCAAGGCGAGCGAACTCCTGCCCCTCTACGAAACAGCCGACAAGGACAAGTGAAATGCAAGAGGGTGTCACCGTCACGGTCAATCTGATTTTCAATGCCACGCGCCCTGACGAGGCGGCGGGTATGCTTGATACGGTATCCTTTATACTGACCGAACTGCGTAACCGGGACGTGCCGGTCACGGTCCTGTCGCCTGAACCGCCGGACGATCAGCCGGACGATCCCTTGCCTGATCTTGATCCGTCGCCGGGACCGGCGCCATCCCAGGCACCGCCCGCCAAACGCGTGCGGGACCGCACCGCCGAACGCCGCGCCGCCAAGGAGAAGGCCGACGCTGAGGCGAAAGCCGCCCAGGCCGACGATCCTCTCCTGGGCGCCGGGGGTGGTCCTGGCACGGGTGATCCTTTCGGGGACGACGCTGATGATGACGCGCCGTTGCCGCCCGGTCCCGACGCCAAACCCGCTGAACCCGTGGAGCGTGTGCGCACCCCCAAGGAGTGCATGGACGGAAGTATCGTCCTCTTACGTCAGTGCTTCGCCCAGGGCGGCGCCGACGCGGTGAAGGCCCTTCAGAAGACCTATAAGGTTTCCAAGTTCATTGATTTGCCTTTGGATGCCGCGCCCGGACTCTGGAAGCAAAGCCTGGATCTGGCGCGGACGCTGCAAATCAAAATCCCGCCGGGGCTCTGAGCGTGGACGTGGCTGACCTGGGGACCCCGCTGCCAGCGCACTCGGAACTGGGCGCGTCGGGCATGGACCGGTGGTCGCATTGTCCCGGTAGCTTTGGTTTGTCCCGGCGTGAGCGGCACAAGGCCCCGACCATTCACGCCGCCACGGGCACGGTGGCGCATACTCTGATCGAACAAGCCTTCAGCATCTGGAACGCGGGCGGCAGACCCGGGGACGGGCTGGCCGGCAGCGAGGGCGTCACGGTCGAGGTTGATGGCTATGACATCACGGTTGACGCCGACATGATCGCCGGGGTGCGTATGATGCTGGACTACATGGACTTTCGGCGGCGCGAACTGAAGGTCACGCCTTTGGTTGAGCAAACCGTGTTTCTGGATAGCTACTTTCCCGTCAGCGAGCCGCCGCCGGTCAGGATGTTTGGGCGCTGCGACGTGCAGTTTCGCGCCGGGGACTTCGTCGAAATCGTTGACTATAAAAATGGCTCCGGCGTGTTGGTGAACGTCACCGACAACATGCAGCTTATGTATTACGGCGCGGGCGTGCTGGCCGAGTTGACCGCTCAGGGTTTGTGGCCGGCCAGGATCAGGCTGACCGTGGTACAGCCGAACGCCCGGACGCCTGAGAAAATACGCTCCCAGGATCTGACGACGCTGGACGTGGTGATCTGGGTGGACGAGGTTCTGGTCCCGGCGGTGCGGGCTTGTGAAGATCCCAACGCGCGCTTCGTGACGGGCTCCTGGTGCCGGTTCTGTCCCGTCGCGCACGCCTGTCCCGCGCTGCTGGGCGCCGCGCGCGAGGCCGCGAAGACCCAGTTCGACGACAGCGCCGAGAGCGATACCCTCGCTGAGAGACTGGCCCTGGCCGAGAAGGTGATCCTCTGGGCCGAGGCCATGAAGAACTATGGCCTGGAGCGGATCAAGGAGGGTTTGCGCGTGCCGGGCTGGGCCGAAGTGCCTACGCGTCCCACGCGCAAATGGACCGACACCGCCGCCGTCAGTCAGACCCTGACAAGCGCCGGGGTGGACGCCTGGAAAGCCGAACTGAAGTCCCCCGCCCAGATCGAGAAGCTGGTTAAAAAGGGTTCCTCGATCTGGCGCGCCGTCGAACCCTTCGTGGAGAGCAAATCCTCCGGGACCAAACTGGCCCGCGTGGGACCGGGTGACGACCTGGCCTTCGACGAAATGATGGAGCCGGTGTGATGATTGTAATACGGAAACGAAATCGGGCCGGAAAGCCATGCGACGTTCGCTTGTTCGACGCCACGGAGGACCGGCGGATTGAAGAACTTCGGACTGCGGGTTTGTCCCTGAGAAAGATCGCGGGGGAACTCAGTCGCGGCCATTCCTCAATACAAATGCGGCTGGAAACGCTTGCCCGCAGGGATGACGGACAGTGAAATGGATCTTGAAAGCCGCGATCCGTTTCTTGGTGGAAAACCCAACGCTGCCCTGTGCCATTGAGGGAGTGGTGATATGGCCGACGGCGAGATAGGCGATGAACTCGATGCCGTCGTTGAACTGCTCTACGAGGCCGAACGCTCGACTTTGCTGAGCGCCTGGGAACACCAGTTCATGGATGACCTGCGGGACCGGGTGGTTCGTTACGGCGACCAGACGTTCCTGTCCGACCGTCAGCGCGCCGCGCTGGGACGTATCAAGGACAAACTACTGACGTAACCTTCTCCGCTCCCCCGGCCGCACCGTCTTCTCCGCGAAGCTGTCCCTACCGATCTGGAACCCTGAAATGGAGTAAGCCCCATGGCTGTCCGCACGCCTATCGCTTTGCTTTCGTATCCGCATCTCTTTGTCGCCCGTCCCGCCGCGCCCGGCGCCGATCCAAGGTTCAGTTGCGCATTGTTGTTCGACCAGAACGCCCAGAAGGACCCGGCGTTCCTGGAGTTGCGCAAAGCCGTGGGCGCGGCCATCGACGACATGTGGGGCGCCGGCAAGTCCCGGGACAAGGACTTCGTCCAGTCCATCCGCTCGCCCTTCAGGCGCACCCAGGCCAAGAAGACCAAGGGCTACGAGGACATGGTGAACGGCATCTACATCCAGCCCTGGAGCAAGGACCGCCCCGGCGTGGTGGACGCGCGGCTCCAGGACATCACGGTCCCCGGCGACGTATGGCCGGGACAGATGGCCCGCGCCACGGTCAGGCCCTTCGCTTACGACGTGTCCGGCAACAAGGGGGTGAACTTCAACCTGAACAATGTGCAAATATGCCGCATTGACGGTCCCCGCCTCGATGACCGCAAGAAGGCCAAGGACGAGTTCGACCCCTACGGCGCGGGCGAAGGCGGCTACGGCCCCGACGACGAAGACGACGACGCGCCGTTCTGATGCGCATGGGGGAGGTCATCATGGGTGTCGCCGCGCTGGTCATTCTCATGTCGGTGCTGCTTTGGCTGGGGCTCACGGTATGAGCGCCGCCGAGTTTATTTTCGTTGATCTGCCCAGGCTGTCCCGGGCGATTGACGATTTGCTGGTGGCGCATCACGGGCTGCGCTACTCGCTGGACGCCGTGAAGCGGGCTCCCGTGCCGTTCACGGTGGGCGAGGCCACGGCGATGGAAGCCTTTGGCGTCGGTTCGCCGCTGTTCCATCTATGGAATGAGTGCCGGCTGGTCGAGGCGCTGCGCGTCGCCTGGACCGGCGAGCCCAGTCCGACACTGGACTCGCCAGCGAACCGCGATGAGTGACGACCCAGGTGCGCGGGCGCGGGTCTACTCGAAGATCGCGCCCGTCATCATGGATTTCGCGGCTGTGTATGCGGGACGGTTATTTCACGCCGACGACCTCCGGTGTTACGTCGTCAGCAGGCTGCTTGAGGTGGCACCTGACAGTCCAGGACGCATCCTGCGCGTTCTGCGCCAGGAAGGCCGGCTTGACTACGTAGTGGTGGACCGGCGCCTGTCGCTGTATCAGTTCCGGTCGCGTGGGCAGTCAGGGTCAGGGGGGACACCCGATGACGCGGACTACCCATTCTAAGGTAACGCGCGTTGTCCTGGACCTGGAAACCGCGTCAGAAGCCGACCTTCGTGTCGTGGGCGTGCATCGGTACGCGAGTGCCGCCAGCACGCGCGTAACGGTCATGGCGTACGCGATTGACGCGGAACCGATACGAACCTGGATCGCCGGCCCCTGTCCCGCCGATCTGCGCGCGGCGATCACGTCGGGCTGTGTGGTAGTCGCGCATAATTTTGCTTTTGAACTGAATATATGGGCGGCGATCCTGGTCCCGTTGGGCTTTCCGCCCATCGCCGTGTCCCAGTGGAACTGCACCATGGCGAGATGTCTGGTTGCTGGCCTGCCCGCGTCCCTGGAAATGGCGGGACACGCGCTGGGACTGAGTGTTCAAAAGGATACCAGCGCCAGAGATACGATGTTGAGATTTGCCCGGCCTCGAAGCATGAACCCGACCGTTTGGTGGCACCATACTGACCCTGTCCGTTTCGATAAGCTAATAGAGTATTGCCGGACCGATGTAGCGGCGGAACGGGAACTGGATCAAGCGATCCCAGAACTCAGCCCCCGCGAGTATGAAATCTTCCTGGCCGATCACGCGATCAACCAAAGGGGCGTGCGCGTGGACCTGTCCCTGGTGGATCGGATGCGGACGCTGAGCGACGCCGAGAAGCTGCGCCTCAACGACCGGATCAACCGCCTCACGAACGGTCAGGTCACGTCAGGCGCTCAGGTTGGCCGGCTGGCGGCGTGGCTGAAGGATCAGGACGTTGCCGTGCCCATGCTGGATAAAGGCGAGGGGAGCCCTCCCCGGCCCACTTTGGGCCGTGAGGCGGTCGAGGGTATGCTGGCTGATCCCGGGCTGGCGACCCACGTATACCGGGTCCTGCGCTGTCGGCGGGACGTGTCTCGGTCTTCCACCGCCAAGCTGACCACCATCAGGAACCGGGTGTCCGCCGATGGCAGGGTTCGGGGCGGGTTCCAATACTACGGTGCCAGCAGGACCGGGCGCTGGGCCGGGCGCGGCGTGCAATGGCAGAACTTTCCGCGCGGCACGATCAAGGACCCGCACGCCGCCGTGGATCTGGTCAACGAGGGCGCGACCGTCGCGGACCTGGATCTTCTCTTTGAGGACAGCCCCATGGGTGTCCTGGCGTCAATGCTCAGATCCGTCATCGAGGCGGCGCCGGGGCATATGCTGGTGTCGTGCGATCTTTCCCAGATCGAAGCCCGGGTCCTGGTGTGGCTGGCCGGTCAGGACGATGTCACCGAGTTGTTCCGCCGGGACGAGGATGTCTACACCTACACGGCGAAGTCCCTGGGTTCGGACAACCGCCAGTTCGGTAAGGTCCTGGTCCTGGCGACCGGCTTCGGCATGGGACCACGGCGGTTCCGCGACACTGCTCGGACGTTCGGCGTCACGCTCACTGAGGGCGAGGCCGAAGACGCCGTCGCCGGCTGGCGTGGTTTGAACCACCATGTCGTCCATATGTGGTGGGAAGCCCACAAGATCGCCCTGGCTGTCGCCGCCGGTCCGGTGGGTTCGGCGGTCAGCTTTCGGGGCATGGTCTTCGCCCGCCGGTCCCAGAGCCTGGACATCGTCCTGCCAAGCGGTCGGGCGCTGGTCTACCGCGAGCCCCAGGTGCGGCGGCATCCCGACCACGGGCACCTGGAGTTCGTCTACCGGGGCGTCGAGCAAGGGCGCTGGGCCTGGGTGCGCTCGTGGCCAGGGAAGTTGACGGAAAATATTGTCCAGGCCATTGCCCGCGATGTCATGGCCGAAGCGATCATCAAGGTGCATCGCCGGGGGCCTCCCCTGATCGCGACCGTGCATGACGAACTGATCTCCGAGGTCCCCCAGGCACGCGCCGAAGACGCCCGGGACTGGCTGTCACGGGCGATGAACCGGGCACCCGTTTGGGCGCCGGGACTGCCCGTCGCAGCCGCCGCGACGATAGGCCGGCGCTACCGGAAAGACGCCTGACGGCGCTCCGAAACAGGACACGGCTTTCCCGCACTGAACAGTGCCGAACCCGGGAAGGCCCGTGGCTGTTGATCCTTTCGTTCCGTAGTTAAATCCGTGCTGGAAATCAGCTTGGAAAATCACCTGATACACCGCACAAACATTAACAAGACACTGAAACCAATACATCAGAAAACCCAGGATACCCGCCGACATTACGAGAAACCAACAGGATCGAATGTTTTGTTCCGCGATATTGATCTGGTTCAGCACGAAGTAAATCGAAACCCGACACACAGGCTGTATCATGCTCATATATAGGGTGTTTCTATCATGTTGGTCCGGTTACTTACTGCAATTTCCTTGCACTATGCCGCATACGAAACCATGGACCGTTGATAAGACACGGTTAATCCGTTGCGGTCCCAGGTTCTGAGATTGTGTTGGTTCAGGACAAGCCCGGCGTCAATGAGCCTTGGCCGGTGGCTCGCCCTGGGTCTTGTATTGATGCCCCTGGTAGAGCAGCCCGCCAACGCCGCCCGCCGCCATGAGCGCCGCGATGGCGGCTTTGGCGCGCCCAGGCACCAGCTTCATCAGGGGCGGCAGAATGTCGTCGCTCAGGCCCACCAGCAAGGACGTGGCCCCTTCGCCGGACCCGGTCTTCGTCTTCGCCCGCGCGGCGTCCGCTTCCTCCAGGTCGGTCGGGGGATCGGGTTCCGGCTTGTCTTCGGCGTCGTCTTCCTCGCCGTCCTTGGGCGGTGGCTTGACCGTGGCGCCCTTGGGTCCGGCGGCGGCATCGGCCAGGGACCGCATCGCCGTCTGCGACGTGGCCGTGACCGCCATCGTGGTGAGCAACCCGGCGAGCATGCCACCCGCTGGGACGCGATTGGCGATGTAGGTCAGCCCCGCCAGCATCCCCGGTTTCACCACCAGTTGCTCCAGCCCCAGGATGGCGTTGTAGACCTCGACGTTGGAACCGGTGGCGGTGCCCGTGACGACGTGGCCGATGCCCCGGACCACGTCGATGGCGTTGCGCATGATGGTTCCCAGGTAGGGGCCTTCCACGGCGTTGGACAGGTCGGTGGTGTAGCGGAGCGAAGTCAGCATCTGATTGAACATATCCAGGGGACCGGCGAGCCCGGACGCGCTGATCGCGCCGTTCAGCAGCCAGTCCTCCACATCCCCGGCGTCTTCGTGCTTTTGCCAGAGCGAGTTGTTGAACAGGTATTGCCGGGGTATCCACATCAGGCCGGTCCCGGCCAGTAGCGCGGCGGCGCCAGCGGCGGTCGCCACGTAGTTCTGGAACCGCGCCGCCGCCGCCTGGAACTCGCGCCCGGCGCCGTCCTCGCCCGCCGCCGTGCGCCGGTCCCACTCGCGCTGATTGGCCCGCGCCGCGCGGTGCAGCGCCGGTTCCATGATATTGCGCCAGAACGTCCAGGGGTAGGATGTCAGCCCCTGGACCATGTTCATCGTGGGGCTTCGCAGGCCCCCCAGGGGCTTCTGCGCGGCGGTCGGGTCCTGGTTGAACCGGTCCAGGAAGCGGTTGGCGGCGAGTTGCCAGAGCGGTCCCATGTCGTGGTTCTCAAGCGCGTCCCGCGTGGGCAGGTCGGGGAACTGGTTCACGAAGTCACGCATCGCGGGCATCTGCTCGTTTGAGATGAACAGGTCCCGCAGCGCGATCCGCGCGTCATCCTGGCGGGCCAGGGCCTTGGCCCCGGTGGCCGGCTCGGTGGCCCACTTCAAGAGGGTTTTCGTATACATCGGGAACGTGCCCAGGGTGGCCGACCTGATCCAGCGGATCGCCGGGCTGAGTCCCGTCGTTTCAAAGAACGCGTTATTGTATCGCTGGAGTCCGGGTGTCCCGGCGTAGTCGCTGAACCGGGTCGCGGCGGCGGCGCCCTGGAGACTGTCCTTGACGCCGCCGATGAAGCGCAGCGTCGCCATGCGCTCGGCGGCGTCGCCCTTCCCGAACATCGCGCTGCCCATCCGCGCGTAGGTCCCGAACATGGTTTTGAACCCGAGACCGACTCTCGGCGCCGCCAGCACGCTCCCGAACGGCTCGGCTGTCGCGCTGAGCGCGGCCCCCGGCAAGAGCATCGTCTGTCCCAGCGTGGAAATCAGGGACGCGGCCTGGGTCATCCCGGCGTCGGTGGTGCGCGCGGATCTGCCCGTCACCGCTTCGATAATCATGTGGATCTGATCCGAGTAAGACCCGTGCATCCCGTTGGCTCGGGCGTCGCTGATGTCCTGGGCGTTGGCCTCGCCGTTTTTGCCGAACATCTCCTGATACGCGGCCTTGCGGGACACCCCGCCGATGTAGTGCGGGATCGTGTCCAGGACCTTGGTGTGCATCCAGCGCCGCATGATCTGGTCGGTCTCGGGCGGCAGCACCCGGCCTCGGGTGAACTGGCTGTCCGGTCCCAGCGTGGTGAACCTGAGCGGATTGCCGTCCGCGATCTGGTTGAAGACGTTGTTCGCCTCGTGGTGCGCCAGCGGGTCGCGCACGGCTTCCATGTGCTGGTCATGGATGTTCGCGTTCTCCACGCGCAGTCCTTCCCGCTCGGCGCCCAGGGCGATGGGATCGTGCGTGGTCGGGTTCACCCCCGGCCCCCCTGGTCCCGCCGCCAGTTCCCGGTCGATTTCGCCGATGCGCCGCAGGTTACGGCCCAACTGGGCCATGGCCGTCCGCGTGTCGTTCGGGAACAGCCCGCTTCGGCGCACGGCGTCGGGGGTCTCGGTCCACCATTTGTGCAAACGCCCGGCCTTGGCGGCGTCGTCGGGCATAGCGCCAAGGTCTTTGTCGAAGATGAAACGGTTGAGGCGAGCCCTGTCGTGGATGAACTCGTCTTTGTTGCTCAGTATGTTCCGGTCGTTATAGGACCTGGGGAAATAACCGCTTTTGGCGTAGCCGATGTCCATCCCGGCGGCTTTCATCCGGTCGTAGAGCGGGTCCAGGGTCTTGCCCCGGATTTCGTGGGCCACCTTGACCAGTTCCGGCGGTATCTGGGTCCTGGGACCGGCGCCGGTCAGGTCGTGCGCGTCGCGCGGGTAGCTGGTCTCGCCCGTGGTCAGCACGTGCCGCACCATGGCGTCCTGGAGATTGGTCAACTGGGGCCGGCGCGTGACCTTCTGGACGATGCCATTGTCCCGGAAGATGTCGGCAAACTGAGCCACGCCGCGCTGCTCGTCGTAGCGGACACGTTCCGCGTAGGTTTGGCCGATGAGGCGCCCTGACTCGGGATCGGTCCCGATGCGGTCCCGGATGCGCTGGATGTATTTCCGCGCGGCGGGCGGCGCCCTGTCACGGATATCCTCAAGATTACCCAGGGCTGAATACCAGATCCGCCGGGCGCTCTCGCCGGTCCCAGAAAAGGGTCCCGCCTCTTTACCGACGATGGGCCGCATGACCGGCGAGACCAGCCCCCGTGTCTTGCCGAAACCGGAGTAATCCAGTGGCGCGGCGGGCGCGTCGGGATCATGGAACAGGGGCTCGTGGCCCGCGTTTTTACCGAACAGGTTGGCCCAGCGTAGCGACTTCAGGTCCTCGCGGATCGCCGTCATCATGCCGGGCCTGATGTCAGGCGGGCGCTGGGACCAGGGTTTGAGCGTGTGCGCCTCGGAGGTCCGTTCCGCCGGGGGCAGGCCCCGGTTCAGGACCGACGCGTGATCCAGTTCCGTGACCAGATCCGCGAACGCCTTGAACATCTCCCGCCTGTCGCCCGCGTCCGGGTAGCGATGCAGGACTTCGGCCAGCATCCGGTCCTGGTAGCCCTTGTCGGGCGTCACCACGCCGGACGGGTCCAGGTGCATCTGTTCCATCTTATGGGCGGTGAAGGCTTCGCCCACGCGGGCGAACAGTTCATGGATGCTGGCCCAATATTGGGGGTTGGGTCCCTTCAGCGCGGCGGTTCTGAGGTCGGACGGCGGGATGCGCAGCCGGGACGCGCCTTTGTCCAGGTTCTCGATTTCAGCCCGCGCCGCCAGCGCGCTCTTGGTGGGCTGTCCCGCTTTGGTGACTTTCTGGGCGGTTTGCTCCAGCTTTAACCGGCGCAGCATTTCCTCGCCCCGGTTGTAGGACATGGCGTTCAGTACGCGGGCGAACGCGCTTTGCACGGGATCGGACGGGTCAAGCGCGCCGTCCCGGGCGTTCCAGGACAGCAACGCTTTCTTGTTCGGGTTGGCGTGCAGCAGATCGGTCATATAGTCGTCGATGGCGTGCCAGTGTTCGTGCGCGTAGGAGTTCGATCCACCCGAAATATGGATCGTCTTGTCCGCGAAGCTGTAGGACCCGAACCAGTTTTCGCCTTTGAAGTTGTAGGGCACCAGATGCAGGCCCAGCCTGCCGTTCAGCGCGATGGTCTCCTGGCTCCAGCCCAGCGCGTGGGCCATGTTTTGCATGTTATGGTGCATGTTCAGGAGTTGATCGCGCGTGGTCTTGTGCTCCACGCCGGGGTCGATCTCGACCTTGTCGAAGCCGTATTTGGTCTTCAGGGCGTCGCCCAGGACCTTGACCTGTTCCGCGATGGGCCGGTTGGTCATGGTGTTAGGGTCGGTCCCGGTCCCGCGCAGCGCGTCGTGGAACGCGTCCCGATAGGCCGGCGTGCCCTCGCTGTAGGCGTAGTCCTTGAACGTGAGCGGATCGCCCACCTGGGGTGTGACCACCGGGTCCTTGCGCGTCGGGGCGTGCGTGCGAGGCGGTAAAGGCGGTGGCTCGCCCGGCGCCGGGGCTTTACGGCGGAAGCCCGCGCGGGACTCCAGGGTGCCGGGCGCTTCCTGGTCGGTCAGGCGCGGTTCTCTCGGCAAGACTTCGTAGATGTTCCGATCCGCGATTTCGGCGCGCACTTCCTTGGCGGACATCCCAGCCGCGTCAGCCGATCTTGATTGATCCCTGATGACTTCTTCAGGCGAAACTTTACGCAAAGCCCCTGCTTTGTCCAACGTGACATGCACGTTCTGAGCGGGGGGCGTGGCGTCTATGCCGACATAGAGTTTGCCGCCCAGAGCGTTCACGTGGTCCGCTATGTCACGGTAAAAGGCGGGGCCTATGCCTCTTTGCGACCGGGAGATGTTTTCAACCTGACCCAGCCCGAAAACCCCTGGGCTGTCTTCCAGGATCTGGGCTTTATATTGCACCGCCCCGGCGGCGTCTTTCAGTGTCAGGGTTGAATACCCATCCGGGGTGGCGGGCTCGGCGTCGAAGCGCCAGTCTTTTGGAACCGGCTTGAATACGGGACCGCTCGCGCGGGACTCCAGGGTGCCGGGTGGTTCCTGGTCCGCCAGCCGCGCGCCAGGGTGTTTGATCTCCGTGAACTTCGATCCGACAGGCTTTCCAACCTCTCGCCCGTCCACCGAAGCCCCCGCTTCAAACAGTATGGCGACGTTGTGCTTGCCATGCTCGCGGCCTCTGATCCCGCCGCCCTCGTGGCGAAAGCCGTCGTAGCCTCGCTCGTCGAGGTTATGCGCGACGCCATAAAGAACCTCTGACGCTTCATCACGCGTCAGCCCGTCGTCCCGCATGTTCTCCTTTACTGCCTCGAACAGGTCCTTGCCGGTCAGGCCCTCGTCGAGGTGTTCCGGGAGGTAATCCCCGGCGGCGTCACGGAACGCGGCGACAAGATCGGGATGCGCGGGCCGGTCCAGGTCCAACAGCTTCAGGTCGTGCAACCGCGCGGCGAAAACCTTGCCCGGGGGTCCCCGCCCTTTTACTTCGGAGTAAGACCGCGCGACTTCCGGGTGATCGGTTAAATACAGCCCATGGCCATATAGGTTCCCGGTGTTGCTGAACGAGTATATGTCGGCGTCCGCCAGCTTCGCGATGGGCGCTTTCGTGCCGTGATAGAAGACTTTGTCCGTGGTGGGCTCGTCCACATTCATCGGGGTGTAGGTGTAATCCCCCGGGCGTGGGGTTTCAGTCGCTTGGGGCGCGGCGACAGGCGTGGGCGTCTCGGCTGCGGCGGGCGGCGCCGGGACTGTTCCCGGTGCGTTCGCTCCTTGTGCGGAAGTCTCGGGTTCCCCGGCGGTCGCGGCGGCGCGTTCCTGGTCCACCCACTTAACGAGCCGGTCCCGCCATGTCTCGCCTGGTTTGAGCGGGTCCTTGGACCCCGTCGAAAGGGCGTCGCGGTAGGCTTCGTCTGGGGCGTTGGCGCGGTCCAGTTCACCCAGCTTATAGGCGGGGGTGCCCGGCGTTTCGTGCGCTGGGGGCGTGGACTCTGGTGACGGGGTCGGTTCCGGTGTGATCGGGATCGGTTTGGCTATCGTTCCTCTGGGTTCGGCTTGTCCCGGGACAGGTTCGGCCTGTCCCGGGACCGGTGCTGTCCCGGGTGGTTCCTCGCCGGTTACGAGCCGGCGCAGTCGCGCCCGAAGTTCAAGCCGTCGCGGCGCTGTGAGCGGTAGCGCGCCCATCTCTTGCAGGATCGCGGTAGCCGCCGCCGCGTGTTCCGGCGTTTCCGGCGTCCAAAGTCTGTCACGGCTCGCGGCATCATTTAAGCGGACCGTATCCGCGTCGATCAGGTTGCCGTCCTTACCGAGAAAGAAACTCGACACGCTTCCACCGCCGCTCCGCTTTTCGAGCAGAAGCGCGCCATTGACTGAAGCGGTTGGCCCGACACGGAACCTGTCCCCTGGCTCGGGACCGGTGAAGAAGCCGTTGGCCAGGGGCGCGCCGGGTTGGTGCGCGCCCGGCTCAGTTCCAGGCTCTACACCGGGGGTTGGGGGCTCCGGGGCAACAAGGGCTGGCTCGGGTCGAACCACGCCGGGAGCGACGCCCGGCTCAGGCGGTTGTCCTGGCCGGGTTTCATCCACGGGAATAGTTCCAGTTGGACGGGCGGGCGGCTCCATACCAGGACGGGCGGTTTCCGTGCCGGCTGGCTCACCGGGCGGGACGGCGGCGGGCGGTTCGGGAATAACAGGGGCGGCGGTGGGTTCGCCGGGACGGGGTTGGGCTGTGATAGCATCCGGGGGTGTCTCCCTTGGTGGTATGGGTGGGGGCTCAGGCGTCGGCGTCGTGATCGGCACGGCCTCGCCCGGCGCCACGCCCTCGGGCGGGGGACGGACCAGATCGGTGAAAGGCGTGGGTCGCGATGGAATGGGCGGTGGTTCTGTCGCTGGTGCTGTCAGGGGCGTCCCTGGTCCTGACGGTGGTGGCGCTGTTCCTGATCCATCGCCGCTGGTGGTAGCGCCGCCGCGCAGCCGCGTGGCGAGTTGCCCCCCGAAGTGCTGGCCGTAGTGCATCACACCCCCGGCGACACCGCCGCCGATGGCGTTCTCGATGGCGCCCTGAAGCATCTCGTCGGCGCTCGGCGTCGGCTGGCCCGTGATGGCGGGGTCGATCACGCCCTGCTTGACGGCGCCGGTCCCGGGACCGGTCACGGCGGCGTGGAACAGTAGATTGCCTACCATGGATTTCACCGCGCGGAGACCGAACAAGGGCGCGGTCAGGCCCGTGAAGGCGCCAGACGCTTCGGCCACGTGATATGCCTGATTGACGGCGGCGTCGTGGTCGAGGCCCTGGCGCAGCGCGTCCTCGTAAGCGGGTATCAGGCTCTGGGCGAAGTCGGTGAGAGACCCGCCCAGCGCGCCGCCGCCCAGTCCGCCCAGGGTGGTCCCCCATGGTCCCGCCGGGGTGCCCGCCGCCGCGCCGAGATACGTGCCCAGCGCCATGCCGCCCAGCGTGGGCGCGCTGTGCGCCACGCCGTAACCCACCCGGCCCATGAGCGTCCTTTCGGGCTGCGGTGGGGGCGGTTCGGTGGCGGTGAAAGCATCGCCCGCCGCCAGTTGCTTCGCTTCCCGCCCGGCGGCGCCCAGCCCGCCCAGGACACCCGAGACAAACCCCGGGCGCGTGTCAGGCGGTTCCGGCGGCGCGTTGGGGTCTGGCGGCGGCGTGAAGATCGCCCCCAGATCGGTCATCGGCATGGGCTGCGGCATCGACGTGGCGGACGTGGCGGGCGCCGGGACAGGGGCCGGCGTGGTCGTCACCGGAGGCGGGTCCATCGTCCAGCCATTCGCTGATGTGGCGGGCGCCGGGGCGGGGTTTGGCGTGGTCGCCGGAAGTGGGTCCATCGCCCAGCCGCCGTTGGCCGGCGCACTGACAGGCTCCGGTCCCGGCGGCGGGTCCATCGTCCAGCCGTCCAAAGGCGGCGGCGGCATCTATGCGAGACCCTGACCGCGCCGCGCGGCCTGGGTGAAAGCGTCCGCCAGCGACGTGGGCGCGCCCGCGATGGCGGGATCTTGTGGCGGCGGCGGCATGGGAAGGGGAGGACCGTCCGGCGCCGCCGCCGCCATCAACGGTCCGGCTGGCGCGTCCGGTCCCGCTGATGGGAGTGGGCCAGCCGGCGCCGGGGGACCGCCGCCGCTGCCGCCCATGATCTTCGCGATGTAGTTCCGGGTCTCGGAGGGTAGGTTGCCCACGCCGTTCCGCGATACGTTGCCCGGTCCCCAGTTGTAGGCGGCGAGCGCGTGCGTGTAGTCGCCGCCAAACTTGTTCAGGTTCTGGCGCATGTAGAGCGCCGCCGCCGGGATCGCCTGGGCCGGGTCCATCGGGTCGATCCCCATACCGCGCGCGGTCCCAGGCATGAACTGCGCGATGCCGGCGGCGCCGGACGGGTTGCGCGCGTTCGGGTTGAGCCCGCTTTCGGCCACCAACTGGCGGCGGAATATGTCGTGATCCAGGTTGTATTTCTCGGCGGCGCCCCGGATCATATCGTCGATGCCGCTCATGTTCGTTCGCTCCGCTCACTCACATGAGATGCTACCGCGCTCATCCGCCGCCCCCGCCGGTTCCCATACCGGAAGCCGCGTCTTGCAAGGGCATCATCCAGCCGCCGCGCACGATGCCCTTGACGCCGTTCGGGCCAGTGCCGGTCTGGCCTTCAACCGCGCCCGGCGGGGCCGGTCCCAGCGCGCCGGGTGGGGGTTGCGCCACACGCGGCCCGGCCTGTTTCGGCGGCGCCGCCGGCCTGCCCGTGCCTTTCAGATCGCCCTTGACGATGTAGCGAGGCTTGTCCCCGCCGGTCAGTTGGTCGGCGCCCTGGAACCCCCAGCCGGACATCACGCCGACATTCCGGTCCCCGGTGCCTTTCCGCGCCCACACGCCCTGGCCGCGCATTTCCTCCAACACGGCGATGGCGGCGGCGTTGGGGTCGGACCGGTATCTCGGGTCGGTGAGCGACAGTTCGCGCATCCGCTCGGTGGCGTAAGCCTTGGTCGCGGGGTCCATCGTCGCCGGTAGGTCGGTCTGCCCCCAGTCCCGACGCGCCGGGACCGGGAACATCTTGGCGAAGTTGTCGTCCAGGAACCGGTCGGTGGCCTGACTCTCCTTCTGGGACACGGCGCCTTTGGGCTGCGTGGCGCCGGTCGCCTGTTGCATCGCGTCGGTCAGGGTCTTCGCGAGGTCATAGTCCCCCCGGCGTATCGCGTCCGCGATTTCAGCCTGACGCTGGGCGTTCAGCGCGTCGGTGCTGGACGGGACAGGCGTCGCGCCCTGGTTGGCCATCCCACCCGCGCGGGCCGATCTTGGCCCCTCGGGCGTGGCCTGGGTGCCGATCACCGCGTCCGGCGCGTTTTCCTCGGTGTATTGCGGGTTCTGGCGCAACTCGCCCTTTGTCATCGTGCCCCTGCCGTTGGGGAACCGCGCCGATGGCGGGCCTATGACCGTGACGGGTTTGGCGTCGTCCCGGGCCTGGTTCTCGTCGTAAGGCGTTCTGTTGTAGCTATCCCGTTGTGGAACCGTGACGGGCGGCGCCGTCGTGCTGCCGGGCACCGAAGAAACAGTCCTGGGCGTGTCGCCCGCCACCGCGCGGGCGCTGTCGTAGGCGTTGAACTCCTCGGGATGCGCCTTGATGTAGCCCTTGGTCCTGGAGACCGGCACATTCTGGCCTATCGGCACCACCGACATGATCTCGTTATCAGCCAGATTGATCGCGTTCTGGCCCTGCAAACGGGTGTTCGCCAGGGTCGTGGCGTTGTTCATGCCCGTGGTCTGGATCGTCGTGGCCGACTGGAGCGGCTGGCTGTCGCCCAGGGCGGACTGCTCCCGGTTGATTTGCGCCGGGTCATTGGCGATCTGGCCGGTTCGCACCCGGTTGACCAGTTCAGCCCGCGCCAGCAACGAGGCTTCGGGCGCGTGCTGGCCCCCCAACAGGCTCAGCGCGATAAGCTGCGGAAGGCTCATCGTGGCGACGCCCCCGCCGGGCGCCGTTGAGGTTGGCGACGGCGGCGGGGCTGAAGCAGGGGCGGTATTGGGCGCGGGCATCGGACCCGCCGCGTTCAAAGCCGCCGGGGTGACGGCGGACGGCGGTCCCGGCGAAGGCGTGTCCGGCGGCGCCGGGCCTGCCGGCGGTAGGTTTGGCCGCGTGATCGCCAAGGGTTGCGGTCCCGGGGGCGCCACCGTGTCAGCGAGCGGCGGCGGACCGGCGGCTGGAGGGGTCGCCGGGGCGATGGGTTGGCCGTTCCCGTCCAGGTGGTATTGGCGCGCGAGGCTGTCCCGGTAGCCCTTCTCGTCACGCAAACGCTGGGCGTCGAGCAAGGTCTTCGCCGTCTCGGCGCCGTAGTAGCCGGCCTGGGCCTGCTTGGACGGATCTGGGAACAAACTCCCGGCGAGGCTGTTCAGGCCCTGGTCCCAGCCGGCGTTACCCGTGGCGAACATCGGCATGGTTCAGGCCCCTATTTTGTAACCACTGGTGTCGATGGTCGAGGGCGTCTGCCCGCTGGCGCCGGGCAGGATCGCCGGGCCGTAACGCCCGGCGGCGTAGGCGCCCAGGTTGCCCAGCCCCGAGTAGAGCCCGGCGACCTGGGTTTGCCATGCGGTGTCCGCCTTGGCTTGCGCCGCCTTGTTGGCGGCGGCGGTGTCGGCGTCGGACTGGCCCAGGTTGGCGCCGCCCGTGACGTTGCCGAACTTCAGTCCCGCGTAGGTGTTTTCGCCCTGGGCCTTGGCCTGGATCGCCTGATCCACCGCGCCGCCATAGTCGGTGGCATTCCGATAGGCGATCTGCGAGGGCAGCAAACGCACCGCCGATCCGCTCGCCAGGAGTTTCGCCGCCTCTTGTTCGGGCATGATGGCGGTCCGGTTCTCGGTGATCGCCTGTCCCGTGTCCTGCAAGGGCTGACCATAGCTGGCGACTTTGGCGATGTCGGCGCCATACTGGCGTATGTTGGCGGCGGCGATCCCCATGCGCCGGGCCAGCGCCGTCTTCATCACGGGGTCATTGGTGGACGTGGACGCGCCGGACCCGTCCGGGTTGGTGGCGACGGGACCGGTGGGACCAGGGGCCTGGGACGCGGCGAGCAACGCCGCCGCCTGATCCTGGGCGCCCTGCTGGGATTGGTCCATGCCGCCGGGCGCCGTGGTGGACTGGAGCAGTTCCTGCGCACGCGCATCGGCGGCGGCGCGTAACTGGTCAGCGGTCTGGTTCTCGGCGGTGACGGTCTGGTTCTGCCGGTCCAGCGCGCTCATCTGCGCCTGACGGGTCGCCGCCGCCTGGGTGATCCTCGCGGCGTTCTCAGTTTGGGCGGTATTGAACTGCGCGTTGGACTGGTCCCGTGTCGCCGCCATGCGCTGGTTGAACGCCTGATTTTGCGCCTGACTGGTGGCGAGGTTCTGGTCCCGGAGGGCCTGGGCCGCGCGGCTCTGCGCGGCGGACGACTGGGCCGCGCCATAGACCGTTCCGCCCACGCCCACCGCCGCCGAAGTCGCCGCGATATAGGGCGCGGCGGCTGCCATGGCGGCGGAAATCTCCGCGCCGGTACACATGTTCGTCGCTCCCTATGGTGTCCTGAGCCCGGCGCTGTTGCCGCTCGGGTTGGTCCCGCCCAGGCCGGCGCTTCGGTAGGCGCCGTAGGTGTTGGATATTCCCAGCGCGTTCTGCCCGCTCGCGTAGCCGCCGACGCCGCCCAGGACGTTGGTGAAGATATTGGTGAGCGGGCTCACCGTGGGCACGCCGCCCAGGCTGGCGATGGTGTCGCCCGCGTTGTTCGTGACGCCTGAGATGGCCTGCCGCGTCGTGTCCAGGCCGGCGTTCACCGCCTGATCGTTGACACCCGCGATGGGCGGCGCCACGGACTCAGCCGACGTGACCTGTCCCAGGAGGTTCTGCTTCGTGTTGGCGACCTGGGTTTTGAGCGTGTTGGTGGCGTCCGTGGCGTTCTGGGTCTGCGCCGCCGTGGCCCGTCCCGCGTCTTCCTCCAACAGGCCCTTCTGGTCCACCGCCGTCTGGGACGAGCCAAGTCCTTGCCGGGCCAGCCCAAATAACAACTGCTTGTTGGCGATGTCCTTCTGGTAGTTGATGTCGTCGGTGGCCTTGGTCATATAGTCATTGGTGTATTGATTGAAGTAATCGGGCGAGAAACGGCCAAACGCGTCGCTGATCTGCTGCGTGCCCTGAGCCAGAAGACTGGCGCGGCCCGTGTCGTAGTCGGACTGGCGTTTGGACTGGGCGTCAGCCTGGGCCTGGAGCTTGTCCTGCTGCGCCTTCTGATCCGCGACCTGCTGCTGGTTGAACGCGTTCTGCTGGTCCGAAATCTGCTTCTGCTGGCTCAGTTGCTGATCGGACGCGTCCTGCTGCGCCATCAACTGGTACTGCGCCACCGTCCGGGCACCCCGGTCGAAATACTGTTGCGGTATCCCCGCCTCGGCCCGCTCGATATTGTTCGACGTGTCCGTGTAGTCCGCCATCTGCGGCCCGCTGGAACCGCCGCCATGACCCATGCACATGATCCCGTCTCCACCCCAAAGCCAGAAAGTCCTCGCCGCCGCGCCCGTAGCCGCGCAGCGTGCCCTCGATCTCGCCGCCCAAACTCATGATCCATTTGAGGTTCTGGGTGTTCGACGCCATGACCTGGCACTCGGCGCGATGCACCCCCGCGCGCAGCACGGCGGGCATCATCTCGTCCAGCACGTAGCGGGTCAGAGGCCGGATGACCCGGCCCCAGCGGTTCGTGCCGCAACCGCACAGCATGCAAACGCCGGGGCGGATCAGCGTGGCGCCGATCATCGCCACGGGCTCGCCGTCCGCCCAGAATGTTCGCCACAGGTCGTTGCACGCCAGCACCATGACGTAGTCGGCCAGGGCCCTGGGGTCATCATCCCAGCGTTGCGCGTAGATCTCCCGCGCGTCATGCTCCCGCAGGTTGGCGATGATATGGTCCACCGCCGCCCGGGTGACGGGCTCGCGCGTGACTTCAATCACTTGACGCTGCCCTCCTGCATGTTGAGATGAATGCTCGCCAGCAATGCCGGCCCCGGCGCCTCGTGGATCAGTTCCAGGCCCACGTGGGTCCCGTAGCCGGCGAAAGGTATGCTCTGGAGCCCGAAGGTATTGTCCTGGACCGTGGCGACCAGTTCAAACGCGTCGGTATTATTGGGCAGCATCCCCATGCTGATCGACCATTGGCCCTGGCACATCACGTCCACGCTCTGGATGCGCTTGCGCGTCGTGGGACCATCCATTTCCATGTGCGGCGTGCGCACCGTGACCCGGGAACTGTCGTAGGTCTGGTTATCCACGCCGCCGTAGAGATAGAGGCTCTGGTCCGGTCCCCGCGCGTAGACCCGGTTGGCGACGACGGCGAACTCCTGGACGACGAAGCCCGGCGTGAACTGGGACCATGCGGTGATATTGCCGCCGGGGAAGTAGGACAGCGCGTAGATCGTGTCCGCGACGGACAGCCAGTAACGCCCGGCGATGGGCTGCACGACGCTTCTCGCCAGCGCGGCGGCGGCTTCGTTGGTACGGATCGCGGCGGTCATCAGCGGGTCGATGGCGCTGCCCACGTCGCTCACCGACGCCGTGTTGGTGATGGTCAGGGATTTGAGGCTGCGCACGCCCGAGTCCGACAAGAACAGAATATCACCGGTCCCGAACTGCGTCACGGAATGCGGCGCGAGGGTGCCGATGCGGAGGACCTGTTGCAGCGTGTCCTGCGTCGGGTCCGGGTCCAGGTGCCATAACTGCGTGGTCAGGCGGGCGAACACCGCCATCTTGTCGAAGAACACTTCCATCGACAGGACGTTCTCGTTCTCCGGGTCGTTCAGCCCCACGTTGATGAACCCGGCGCCCGGGTTGGTCACGCTGGCCGGATCGTTCACCGAAGGATCGTTGACCCCGGAGAAGTTCACGTAGGGTCCCGACGTGCGATACATCTTGGTTTTGTAGGTGCGCGCGTAGGTGCCCACGCTGGGCTCCCCGCCCGCTTCGGTCACCAGGACGCCGTCGTACCAGATATGGCGTGATCCGTCCGCCGCCATTCCAAGCACGTAGAACTTAAAGTTGAACGCCTCGATGTCGTCGATCTTGATAGGCGTGCCGCCCGGCGGCGAGGCCAGTTCGTGCGGGACAATAGTGGCTGGCGTGGTCCCCGGGACCACCGCGCCCAGGCCGACGCCGAACACATGAAGTAAATCCCCCTGCCCGAAGATGGCGGCGGTGTTGGCGGGTAATGTGGTGGTCGTCACGAAGGCGAGGCGCTTCTCGATCTCGCCGCCGGGCGTCAGGACGGCATTGTCCAGGATGCGCAATGAACCACCCGGCGCTGTCAGCGCCGACTTGCGGACATCCAAACCTTCCTTAAAGTCAGAAATCGAGAAGACTTTGCCCACATCGTCAGCCCGAACCGTAGCCCGGTGGGATGTAATCCAACCCCACCACGCCGGTATCGAACTCGCCCATCGGCGCCCGCGCGTCCCCACCGCCGCCGCCCATCACGAAGGGCTCGCGTTTGTGCGAGTACTGGCGCACGCGATGCCGGCGCATGACTTCGTTCGCCTTGGTCATCTTGAGTTGCGCGTCTTTGGCTTCGTCCCGGGCCAGTATCTCGGCGGCGCAAAACAGCACGATCAGATGATCCGGCAGGGTCGCCTGATCGCTGTCCTGGATCATGGGCGTGACGGTTTTGGTCCCGCGCATTCTCAGCCTGCCATCGTGATCCACGGTGGTCACGTCGGGGATCGGCCAGACCTCGAACATGCCGCTGTCGGCATTGTGCATCCAGCGCCTGGGGGGCCAGGACTGAGCGCCGGCGTCGCTGTCGTAGAGGCGCATTTCACGTGGGCCGATGCCGTAGGTGACGTTCGATATCCACATGTTGCTGTCGGAGATGAGCCAGAGTTTGCTCACGTCCTCGAACGTCAGATCCGCCGGGTATTGATAGTATCTTTGCCCCTGGACCATGTCCGTGTCCCGGTCCACGATCAGTTGCGGCCAGTCATAGTCCCGGTAAAGATCAAGCTGGGTCCTGTTCAGATAGTAGAGCAGCGTGTCCCGGTCGTTGATGCCGTGCGCGACGTTGGTGGAGTGCCCTAACTCAGCGCGCAGATCCGTCAGCATGTCGCGCAGTTGCTTACCCATTGGTCAGGTTCAACCGGGCGGCACGGGTTGTCCGCGCTGTCAGGTTGCCCTCGCTTTCGCGTCGCATGGCGCCGCCGGCCACGTCGGGCAGGTGATCGGCGGTCCTGGGCGCGCTGGTCCCCTCGCCCCGGATATTGTCCCGGGCGCGGAAACTGGCCGCGTCGGGCATCTCGGGTTTGGGCGCCGCCGTGACCACGTCCACCAACCCCAGGGGATCGTCGCCCAGGTCATCGGCGTCGTGGCCCGCGATCTGGTCGATGCTCACGTCAGGCGGCGGCGGTTCGTCCTTATACGTGTTCACCACGCGCGGCATCGAGGCCGGCATGGTGAAGACATCGAGCGGCTTGAGGATCGGGTCGGGGCTGTCGGGACGGGTCGGTCCCGGGACGTGGATCGGCTCCACGCAAATGGGCAGCGAGCCGTCCGCCAGAGGCAACCGGGGCCGCGCGCCCGGGAAGACCTCGGCCACGGCCTTGTCGCCATAGGTGAGTTTCAGGCGTTCCAGCACTTCGGCCTGCGTCGCGTCCCACTCGCCAACCACGTGGATGTCCTGGATCGCTTCCTCGCCGTGCAGAAACTGAAGCACGATCAGTTCCGGGAAGACGATGGGCCGGCCTCGGTGCCGGACCACCACCTGTTCGGGGTCGCCGGCCAGCGCCACGGAGCAGCGCAAAAGTTGAAAGTTCATGTCAGTCTGTCCTCGGGGAGCCGTCCGGGTTGCGCGTGATCGCGATGTTCGCCCACATCGCGCAGTCGCGTAGCTGGCGCATCAGATAGGTCTTGTCCGGGCCAGCGGGTATGGAATGTTCAAGGCTTTCCATGAACAAGCGGAACTCCGCCCGCACGTTCGCCATCACCTGTAACTGGAAGTCGGTCGGCTTGAGATATTCAAAAGTCGAAGCGTGCATCGGGTCATCCTCCTGTCCCGGGTGGTCCCGGGACGGGACACGCTTGTCCCGTCCCGTCGAAAGGCAAGATTTAAGCTATGTCATACACGCCCGAACCATTGAGTTGCTGGGCGCACATTTGTCCCGTATGCGTAAGGGATTTATACATGACGAAAGTATTGTAAGGCCGCGCGGGGGTGAACCGGTGATCCCACTCGCCGTCCATTTTCATCAGGTAGATGTGCCTCGGGTCCCACCAGTAGAGGCGCTTGGTGAAGCCCAGGTCGTCCAGCGTCGGGTCGTACTCGATCATGGTGCCGCCGGGGAGTTTAAGCTGCCCCATGGAGCCATCCTGCGTGCCGGTGAAGCCCGTCATGCTGTAGTTGCCGTTGGCGCGGAACTCGGTTTCCATGGCCGAAATGAAGGCGCTGCCGGCCAGGGCCTTGGAGGGCTTGCCGCCATACCGGATCAACTGCCGGTATTCCTGTTGCAGAAACTCAATGAGCGCGCCGCCGTTGGTGGGCGACGAAGTCACCGGTCCCCGGCCCCCGGCGGCGCCGAACGCCGTCGTGGCGGCGCGGTTGCGCCACCATGTATTTGTGCGCGCGAGGCCACCCGTGGTGCCCACGGCGGGGCTATCCAGGATGATGCTCTGCATCCCGGCCAGCGCCTTGGCGTCGGCGGTCCCATCGCCCCACAGCAGGGTGTTCATGTTGCGCGCATACTGTTCGCCAAAGTCCTCCAGCTTGTCCTGAAGCAGGTTCACCAGGACAGTCACTTCGCGGTCGGAATGATTGCTCATGTCCGAACCGTTGCCGGCGTCGTCGGTGATCGAGATGCCGTCGATCTTCAGTTCGGTGTGCGTCAGCGTGAGACCGATGTGATGCTCGCGCCACGGGAAGTTCACCCGCTTGATGTTGGCCGGCGTGTAGAAGTTCACCGTGTCATTGTGGGTGTAGCCCACGACATGATCGTTGACGCCGCCCGCGCCGTAGTCGCCCTTCACGGCCAGGGAAATATTACCCTTGCCACCCGGGAACGACTTGCTTGACCCTTCGGCCCACTTCAGGAGGGGCTTGGCCTGGATCGACTGTTTAAAAGTGTCTCCCTTGTTGTAGTAAAAATCCAAGGCGGCATTGG